ATGAACCAGAACTTCCACTAGTTCCAGATGAACCGGAAATACCTGAAGAGCCTGAAGAGCCTGAAGTTCCAGAACTTCCACTAGTTCCAGATGAACCTGAAATACCTGAAGAACCTGAAGTGCCTGAAGAACCATTAGTTCCTGATGTTCCAGATGAACCACTTGTACCAGATGAACCACTAATTCCAGATGTACCTGAAGATCCTGATGTACCAGAACTACCGCTTGTGCCAGAGGATCCATTTGTACCAGAAGTGCCACTAGTACCAGAGCTACCGCTAGTACCAGAGCTACCAGCAGGACCTTTTTCAACTGAAGAAGTAGTAACTGTAGATCTCGGTGTTAAGTTAACATCGATTTGATTACTACTTGATGATACATTTACATCAATCTCTCCCATATAATTATAAGTGCGTTACATCAGGTAAAACGTTTAATCTAAACTCAAAAAGAGTTACATCTTTTATACCGGGAGCATAAAAATGAATATCTCCATATAAATTTATAGGAGGAAAAGCTTTTGTAGTGCTAGCCGGTATATCAAAATATACAGACGCACTTAAATCTCCCGCAGAAGTTACGGTGGGAACGAATTGATAAAGCAAGTTGCCATCAGGATGACTTCTGATTTGACCAGTACAGGCTAAATCAGTAAAATCATCTGTAGCAGATGTCAAATTAATTGTTTGAGTACCAAGTGTATCTCCGCGAATTACAGTAAGTTGCGTTGCCACATCTTACTTTACACTTAATACAATAAAAAAAGAAGAATAACTAGATTTCTCCTAATATTTTTATAACTTTTTGATGTTCAGGATTATTAGGATCTAACTTTAAAGATGGATTCTCAACTGACATAGCTATTGTAGCTTTGTGAGTTGATTTGAATTCTCTTAATAATTTACTTTTAATATCCATTCTTGAACCACTAGCAAAAATGCCAATCTTTTCACACATATGCTGCATGTCAACCAAAGTCATTTCACTTAATTTTTCTTTAAAAATTTGTAAATTTGATGTGCCAAAAGGATTTGACTTTTCTATCCCCAAAGATGCTTCCAGCTCTCTTACCCTAGCTATATCAGGATCTTCATGAACTTTGCCATCAGCAAAATTTAAATCGTCTAATTCAGACTTCTTCTTGGACTTAGTATTTTTTTTAGCCATATATATATTATAAAATTAAAATTGAAAATTCAATAAAAAAGGGTACTGCCCTTTCGAGCAGTACCCATGTAGTGGATCTGGTTGATATTAAACGATAAGACCAATAAGAGCGCGAGTATCGAGAACCATGCGTCCCTCTTCGAGGGCTCCAAAGTAACCAATTTTACCTTGGCGGATGGTGTACTGATCGTCAGCCTGTAAGTTGAATTCAGAACCTGTGTCAGAATCAACTGCTACTGCACGAATAAGAGAATCGCGAGATCTGTCAAGACCAACAACAATCTGCTCACTTGCTTGAGCGAAAGTAGTTCCACCACCAGATACTGTGTGAGCAGCATATGTTGTGGAAGCACCACCGACAGAAGAGAAGATAGTGTTGAATTTCTTGCCGTCACCTAATTCCAAGATTTCCATGATAGAAACACCATAAAATTCAGGTAAACCACCAGAATTAAATAATTCATTTCTAACTGAATCAGGAGCAACGATACCAGCCCCATCACCAGCTGCAGGAGCAGTGGTTAAATCAGGACCTTTTGTGCTAATAGGATTGTAAGCCATGCCTCTAATTTGCTCAACGATTTCAGGAGAAACGATAAGATCTGTTAAACCTCTTCGAGCTCCAGAAGGTGTTCCCCCGACAAAAGAAGAGTTAATTCTTTTAATCTTAGTGAACATCTTGTTTAAATCGTCAAGAACGAAACGGTTAGCTGCAGCAGAACGGAAAACGTGTAAGTTATCTGTTGCTGTGCTGCTATTACCTGTAGAAGCCGTTGCTAATGCAGTCATGAGAAGATTAGCAGATGTTCTTTCTTGCTTCAACATAACTTCTTGAGCTACGCGAGTGAAAGATTTGCTAACAACGTCAAGACGACTCTTAGCAGCATACTTCTTATCAAAAGCAACAGCGCTATCTAAACGATAAGTTGCGATTTTGAGTTCAGAAGCAGTTGGCTGAACGATATTTTGAGGAAGACCACCTGCAACAGACTGACTATAAACTTTGATATAATCTTCGTCGAAAATATCATAGTATAAGTCGAGAGGAATTGAAGGATTGTCTTCAGCGTTGAATTGTAAACTTGTGAATAAGTTAGAAACAGTTGGAGCGTTATTAATGACTTCAGCTAAGACCGGACCAATGAATTCAGCCAAAGCTACTTGAGCGTCATAGGCTACCTCACGATTCTTGGATGCTAAAGCTTTAATTAACTCAACCTGTTCGTCTGTTCTCTTTAAAACTATTTTCATATTATTAATAAAGCCTTTCTAATTACAAGGAGGTTGGGTTGACACAATCAATCTGAACCAAAGCGTATTTACCAGTAGTAGTTCCAGCGAACTGATCGCTTTCACCGTTAGAGGAAACACGTTGTCCAGTACCTAAAATTCTACCGACGATTGTATAATCACCAGTGAACGGACCAGCATTGCTAGCTAATAAACCACTTACTTTACCAGCGTTGCTTGAAACAATGAGATGAGAATTGGGAGTCATGCTGCTGTCAGCCCAATCAATCGCATCATCGCTTAATGTAAACACACCTCTTGTGGCGACAGGACAAGCCTGACCACTTAAAACTGCTTGTAATTCTGCAGCTTTAACAGGATTGTATAAAAGTTTCTCTCCATTTTCATCATTCTGAAGAGTTTGATTTAACGTAATACCGAGGACAGGTTCTCCTGCAGTAGCCGTTGTAAATTTAAGAGGAACTTCTGGGTATTGTGCTGCGCCAACAAAAGGATAATCAGTTTTACCTAAATACCCGTTTGTAGCATAAGTAATTGGATCTGAATCCAAATTACCAGCTGATACCTTAACGAACACACCTGCGGAACCTGCTCCATTTGTAGATGGACTGGCATCAGCAGTGTTGCTGGCAAACAAGTTAATTACATCTTGTTCGCTATATTGTCTGAATGGTAATAATCTTAGTGCCATAACCTTTAAAAGTTAATTGTTATATTTTCTTTTGAAAAAGCCTTACTTAATTTATCTTTCCAAGAAACCTTCTCTTCAGTAGGCTCGATATTCTGAGCAGGTAAAGAAGCTTCTTCAGTTTGAGCGTTTGCTAATGCAGTTTCAACTTCAACTTCAGCTTCAGGAGTTTCAGTTTTTTCTGCGGCTGCTTCTGCGACCTCAACTTCTTCGGTCTTTTGAATACGCTTGGCTAATTCAGCTTCTAATCTTTCTTGGAAAATCTTTTCTTGCTCATCTTTAAAAGCTTTACTCTTGTGACGGTAAATCACAGCTAACTTTTCTTGATAAGAAGCAAAAGCTTCTTCTGAGCTATCTAAAGTGTTTAATTCTTCAGCTAACAACTTACGGTCAGCGTCGTCAAAATCATATTCTGTGTCAAGAACGCTCATTCTGGAGCTAAATAACTCTTGAGCAGCTTGTGCAGAAAGAATAGATTCTAACTCGTTAATTTTAGAAAGAGCGTTATCTAATTTTTCATCGTTTTCAGCTAAACTTTTTTTCAACTCTTCGGCTTCAGCAACCGCAGCTGCTTTAGCTTCTTCCGCTGAAACGATTTGAGATTGAATTTCTTCACTCTTTTCTTTAATGCTTTCAGCGATTTTTGCAGAGATGTTAGCAACTGCCTCTTCGCTGAATGATTCTTTCGTCTGCTTTTCAGCAAGGACGGTCTTTAAATCTGATAATATCTGTTCTAAATCCATAATATTAGTTTTGGTTATATTTACAGGTTTTTTTTCTTTTTGTGAAAAATTTTCACGAATTTTTAATACTTCAGGTGTATTGACCTCACCGTCTTTATCATTCGCGTTATTTTTATCCATTGTGTCTTGAGTTCCATCATCAATAATCACGCCATTTACATTTGCCGCAGGATTAGTTGTGAAACCGATACCTAACGGATAAATTCTTCCAGTTACAAGGCGATATACTGGTGTTCCATCATCTGTGAACCCAGTTCCATCAAAGCCTCGTAGATATTTTTTAAATTCATTTATTTGTTCTTTTTTAGTAATGATCTCAGCTTCACTAAGCTTATCACTACCCAAAGCGATATTATAATCATTGAATCCTATCTCCCAACTTGCGCTTATTTTTTGATACAAGTTTGAATCAGGATCATTAGACTCTAAAAGTGCTTCAGCAAAATCTTTATCTACAGTTTTGTAAACAACAGCAGCTAAAGCAATATTAAAAGCATCTAACGATCCCTTGACATCTTCGTCTGTTAAAATCTTGTTTTCCCCGAAAGAAGAAAAAGCAGAATTAACAATATGACCTACTACTTTTTGTTTTTTATGTTCTATATTAGTAGGTTTATGAGTAAAATAATTTTTAAACTCAATAGCGGTATCAGTATCAATCCCATCACCGTTTTTATTAAAAGCATTAACTACTGCTCCATTAAAAGCAGCACCAATTAAATCTACATTTTTTTCTAAGTTAACCGACTTAGGAATTAAACTTTTAATAGGCTCTAACGATGCCTGAGACAACAGTAAATTATTATCAAAATTTACTGAAGCAGTTACAACGTTATCGAACCGCGTTATGTATTTATACATAGTAATTATTACACTTATTTTTTATTACTGTGATATAATAAAGCAGCTGCGTAAGTGTTTAAGTCATGTTCTGCTGCCAAATCTTGCACAGCTTTCATCACACCTAACTTATCTAAAGTAGATGGATCTTTTAAAACTGTTTCTGCTGTACCTTTCCAGTCATCGCTTTCTGAACCTATAATGATAGCTTCACTAACACTTTCAGCTAAGCTTTTTTGATCCTTTGTTAAGCGTTTTTTATTATACTTTTCTTTCAATAAATTTTGAACATCAGAATATAATTGTTTAGTTAAATCAAAAACTTCTGCAATAGCCTCTCTCGAATAAACGTTAGCTTTAATTGCGCCAACTGGACGACCCCTTTCATTTGGTACTTTATTTTTTACTGGAGCTGCTTTTTCAGAATTGTTTTCTTCGGGAGCATCTTCAACACCACCCCCCATCGGAGGAGCTATAGAAGGAACGCCTCCTATTATAGGATTGTAAAATCCTTTCTTTCTTTGTTCGACAAATTTTTCTTGAGCGGCAGCAAGCTCTTCTCCAGAAGGATAAATACCAGTTTCGATAACTTTAATACCTTCTTCAGGCGGCAAAATGCCTAACTCCATCATTCTGGTTACTACTCTATTAAATTGTGTTTCATCTTTAATAGACACTTCTTCAAACTTAGCTATAGGACATTTACCCTTAAAGCCTAAGTTTTTAAATATCAATTCCATCTCTGGCTGCAAGAAATCATTCAAGAAAGCGTTTCTAGCTTCTCGCAATCTTTCGAAAAAGACCTGCGCTTTAACTGTTGTATTTGCAAACTTTTCAGAACCAATTAAAATATTCTGTAAACCTTCTTTAATATCTTCATTGACAATTTTATATTTCTCATAGCCTAATACTTTATTCATATCAGGAATGATAAAATCAGCTTTCGTTGTGTAATCTGCGACTAAAACACGCCCAACAGACTGATTGCTTAATAAAGATTGCATGGCAGAAATATTTTTGTGATTGATGCCACCTTTATCAGGAGTGTTGCCTAAAGTAATTAAAAGAATAACATTTTCAATTGTACGACAGATCGCTTGATCTATCTTTTTCATTTCTAACTTAAAGTTGATATCGTCCAACACAGCAAAACCAAACGGCACAGCAAACGGCTCATAATCTTGTTTCTTGTAAAAAGAATAAATAACATCAGTGGGATTGAGCTGTATTTTTAAACCATCTTGAGACCACTGACCATTTTTAATTTTATCCCTAGATTCTTCATCTAAACTATCAAAAATTATTTTATCCTGCTCATTTTTGGGGTTCTGCAATCTTTCTAATTCATATTCAGAAAGAATCTTTTCATATATAACTTGTTTCCAAGATGTGGACCTATTAGCTACAACATAAAATGGATTCAGAAGAGTATATTGTACCGGAATAGAATTTTTAACATCATAGGGAGTAGGATAGTTATAAATTTTTTCTACACTATCGTAAGATAAACCATCAGCATTAGCGTAAGATTTTAAAATAGACTGAAAATCATCTAAAGAAAATTTAGCATTTAGTTTGTAAAAAAAGATATTTCCGCTACGATAATATTCTCTAAAATATTGATCTTTTACTTTCCAAATTTTTATGTATCTCATCCATTTGCTGAAAAAATCTCTAGCTTTTGCGCTGCCGCCTTCTAAGTTGATTTCAGCATTAGAAAATTCAGACATGATATCTACGGCATTTCTAAATATAGCAACGTTAGCGTATGCTTTCTGACATAACTCGATAGCATCTCTTACATTGTAGCCATTAATGGACATCTCAAATGGCAGCAAACCTTCCCTGATATTGGCATATTTATTAAATTTTGGTTGAGTAGATATTCTATTTCTCCTCGTCGAAGTTGACGATGCGCCTCCATTCCTAGAATAATTAGCTTTACTGTCAAAATTATAAAAAGGATCTCCAACTAACTGAGGCTCAGAAGGATTTTGTTGAACTAAACTTTCTAAAGAAACATTCTCACTTTCATTTCCAGACGAAAATTTATTCCAATAACTTGATTTTTTTGTATATTTTCTAGGCATGTCTATATTATAATTACACTAAGTAACTTTCAAAGTGACTTTTAAACTTTTATTTAAGTTAGAAACATAGGTGTGAACGTCGATTGTATTTCTTCTACCTTAGTATTGTTCATGTCTGAATAAATTTTTACCAACCAATTTCCTAACACCAAAGCGGAATAACTATCTTTTCTGGGTTTATCCGGCCCAGTCTTTCTTTTTAAATTTGGAGGAAGATCAAAACTTTGTGTACCTTGGGCTGTAGTAGTTATTTGAATAAGTGCGCATTCAGTTTTTGTTAACAAAATCATATCTGTTAAATGTTCCACAAAATCAATCATTTTAGCTTCTTCATTTTGTTTGTCTGAATCAGCCATATTAGAAAACTTCATATTTAATATGCCTATTTTCTTTTTTGTTTGAGATCTAAAATTATTATCAATAGCTCTGCTTCCAAAAAATATTCTTCTATGATCGAAATTTGCTTGAAGTAATTCATTGGCGGTTCTAATCCAGCTAGAGGTTGGTTTTCTCAAAAATACATACTTATAATCTGATTTATTATATTCATTTTTTAATGAAATTAAGTTCTGCGGATAATCTTCAGGTTTTTCAAATTCAGTAACAATTTGTTTCAAGTTTATTCCTTCACTTTTAAATAACTCACTTTCATTGCATGAATTCATAAACTGAACGCCACCATTATAATCCATACACACAGCTACAACATTAAAATTCTTTAAAATATATAAAAAGTATTTAATATGATCTTTTAACGAACTGCCTGATAAAGCGTAAGAATGTACTAATGTACTGATTTGTTTTTCACTGTTTAATTTTAAAACCTGAATTGCAAAATCATCAGAAGACTCTGTTTCAGACCACGAAGGATCGACCGCTACAATATATTCACTTTCCGGTTTGCCAACCACCTCAACAGACGGTGACTCTCCATCAGGTACAGTACATAAAGCCATTTTAGATATTTTAAAATAACCAGAACTATCATCAGTAAATTGAGCTCCAAATTCTCGCATAAACTGAGATTCACTCATGGTAGCTTTCGCTTGATTAATTAGATTTTGATCATACAACTGCACAGGCGCACAATCATAACTGAACTGCATCACACAACGGCGTGTTCTTTCTTTATTTTTTGGATTAAAAATTAAATTTTCATACTGCTCATATAGTTTATACAAATATTCAAATTTAAAAGAAGCGGATGAAAGGGCTATCAATTTATTATTAGGCCACTGATATCGATCTTCTTCTTTCATTTTTCCTTGATCGATTAATTTATTTTCAACCTTATATAACTCTTCTCGTTGTGTTGGATTTTGAACGACAGATAAGAATGGCACTATAACCTCATTGTATATACGTTCAGGCATTAACAGAAACTCATCAATAATTATACGATGAAAACGAAATCCACGTAACTTTTCACCGTCACCCAAAGGTAAAGCCCGAATCCTGCTTTTGCCTATTTCCATCACCCACTCATCATTACTTTTAGAAACATGCGTTATACATTGTTTTAATAAATAAGCTTCAGGTTTTGCAGCGATATCTTCGATCTTTTTAAAAATCATTTTTGATTGACGAAATGACCTAGAAAGAATGCCTGTCTCAACCCCTTGATTTAAAATAGCATCTAACACAGCATAGATACCTGTAGTATAACTTTTGCTCATCCCACGGGACCAAACACCTAAAAAATAATCCGTCTCTAACATGCTTTTAATAGCCATGTGTTGAAATGGAAACAATTGAACGCCGGTAATTAAATCCGTAGCAAATGTTACGTTGTTCCGTAAAAATTGATAAAATAAAAGCTTAGCTTCTTTCTCTTCTAAGAAACCTTTCTTTTTTAAAAGATCTTCATTACTAATGAATTCTTTTTTTCTTGGTACTTGGTTACCTGTCTCCCAGCTCATGATCTAAATAATATTGAATATCAACCCCCCACAATCTGTCGCCTAAATAAAGGAGTCTCGGTATTATATTTATGGATTTTTCTCTATCTCCAGTGAAAACAAATTGAACATTTCTCGCATATTTATGACTTAAATATCTCATATTATGAAATACATATTCTAAACTTGTTCTTCTCCTAAATTTTTTGTGATTAAATTTTATTTTATCAATAGTAGTTTCTATAACAACAAATAAATAACTGTTTAACTGAACAGCCTTCTGTATCTCTCTTTCAAAACGAGAAACGCCAGAAGCTAACGTACCTAAAAAGTCCGTTTCGCTTTTTCTGTCAATGTATGTGTAAGTATAGTCACCATCGTTATTTATATAATCTCCGATATATAATTTTTCTTTTTTTGTTTTTTTAAAAGGCAATGGATCCTGCTCTCTTGTGTCAACTAAAATTTCAAACTCTGGAATTTGTTTTTCGTAAAAATCAAACGGCATAGGTTTATTAAAAAGAGGTTCTTTATTTATGGCTTTGCAAGCTTTACTGTAAGATTTAAAATGTTTTTTAAAAATATCAACCGGAGGTAATCCTAAAGTTTTTAATTCATTATGAAATGGAGCATATTCATATTGTTTATCTTCTATTCTTTTTGATAATAGCTCTAAACATTTTGCTTTTACTAAAGTAGATTCAGCATTTTTTTCCCATATCATAAATTCATTTAAATCAATAAATTCTCTTTCAAAATAATCCTTTTTGTTTATGAATGGAATTTGTTTTTTATAATATAGCGAATACCGTGGGTGATATTTACAATAATACTCAGCCTGATAAAGACCATGTTTTTTTAGATGAGCATGAAATGATTTATCAGATTCAAATTTTTGTTCACATATTTGACACTGATTCATATAGCATCTTCTTTAGATACGCCTAAAATTCTAGCTTTCCAAGAAGACATGTTTTCAAATTTTTCAGCTTCATCTTCAACAGCTTGTTTTTGCATTTCAGCGATTTGAATCATCATACTTCTTTCTTTTTCATCTTGAAAAAGCTCCACTAAATTTAAGATGGAGGCGTTCTTTTGATTGTGGCGTTCCACTCTTTTTGCCCTTTCGCCATTTAATTTTTGAATGCTCTGATCGATACGTCTAGCGCACTGATTATACTCCTCGCTAATTGTTTTTAAAATTTCAGTTAAACGAATTGTTAAATCATTTTGCTCTTGAGTTTCGTTAAACATTTCATTAACCTTGTTTTTCTTTATGTCAATTTGTCTTAAATTAATATAATCCATGCAAACATTTATATATAAGTTTATTTCATCTATTGTTAAATCTGGTTTGTCCCAAACAGACCGTACAAACTCCGCCTCAAAAAGATCTTTATCACTAGAACTTCCGTAAGAATCATAATTTCCAACAAAACGAGGGCTACCTAAGTAAACTAATAATTTTTCTAAACATTTTCTATGTTGCAATGAAAGCTTTTCTTCATTTAGATTCTGCCCACACCATTTATTCACTTTGTTTAAAACAGTTTTCAAAGATCGAGGCACAGAATATTTTTGATTAACTCCTGATTCTGACTCAACTAAAAATTGAGGATATTTTTCTTTTATATATTTATGCACTGCTCTGTATTCTGCGGTAACATGAATATTTAAATTTTCAACACCTTGAAACTTTTGATTAAAAATTAATTCAGTTATCTGCTTAGGACTCATGCCTGATTCGACATTTTGATCTATAAATTCAGATTGAGCCTCTGTTAAAATCTCTTTAACGTGAGAAAATCTAGCTTTCTTTTTCTTTTTTATGAATCCAACTTCTACAAGGTAATCTCTAACAAGTCTAGATTCTTTTGATCTGCCTGTAAGATTCTCTTTATCATGCAAAAGATTAGCTATCACTACATAATCATTCAGACCTTCCTCAATTTTTTTATTTATAAAAATTTTATCTTTTTCACTTAACATATCACGATGAAAACAAATCGTTTTCTTTTATTATTTTTTTTGCTTTTTCATAAAGCATTTTTTTTAAATTTTTTATTTGTTTATATCCAGCTTTTCTCCCGCTCTCATTTGTTTTAAATCTTAATATTTTAGCAACATCCTCATCATTTAAATTATCAATAAAAAACATTTTATATATAAAGAATTGCTTATCATTTAATGCGCCCCTCATTAAAGAATGTAATTTTTTCTCAGCAGAAGTGTAGTCTTGAATATTGGAGCTCTCAAAATTCATGTAATAATTTTGATGATTCTCCAAGCTGACAGTCATTTTTATATCATATGCAGGTTTTTTTAGTTTTTCCCATTTAGCATATAAAGGACATTCATTGCATTGAGTTTTACTCGGTGTGAAGCCGCACGAATCTTCATAAACTATCTCAATACCTTTACTAGTATTAAACGGACATGATAAACAAGGTTTTGCAAAAGAAGTATAATTATTTCGAATAATATTTCTTATTTGATTTGTGGCTATTCTGTTAACCCAAGGCTCTATAGGTCTAGACTGATCCCATAGATGCCATTTTTTATAAATGTGTAATTTTATTATTTGTTCAATATCTTCAAAGTCAAACCAAGTTATCGCTTTAAGTCTCCACTTGGATCTTCTTTTTTTTATTACTTCATCAATCTTTTCATACATGTCTTCAAATTTTTTCTTTTTAGCTTTCATCTATGTCTCTCATCCCCCTAGGAGCACATTCTTTTAATGATTGAGCTAAATATTCTTCGCGAGTTAAATCTTGAGTTTGATCCACAGGCCTATTTAACCTATCAGAATCGCTTACGGGAGATGCATTAAAAAGTTCTTTTGCACTAAATTTATTATTACCTCCGTCTTGTATTTCATAAGCTAATCTAGAGGGCCTCCTAAAAGAATCACCTTCTGATTCTATTTGCGGATTTATTTCTTGAATGACTTTTTTTTGTGGAGCAAAACTAGATAAAGCGTTACCACACGAAGAACAAAATTTAGAACCTGCACCGCTTTTTGCGCCACATTGAGAACAATAAATAATACTCATTGATATATTATATCAAATTTAATTTATTTATCTAATTTCTTAAATACATTAACTATATATTTTAAAATCTCACTTCTAACAATATCTGCTTCTTCGAATTCAAAGCAGTGAATTCCTTTTTCTTCACTTTCTTTACTTTTGAATAAATCATATATTTTTGTAAACCCAGATTTCATGCCAATGTCTGACTGCATTGAGTCGCCACAAATAAACATCTTGGTTCCCTCCCCTATACGCGTCAGAAGCGTCACAAGCTCCTTTGTAGAGTAATTTTGAGCCTCGTCTGCTATAATTACCTTATCGTTCCATGTGGCACCTCTCAGGAAGTTTACGGGAAAAGCTTCTATATAGCCTTGATCTTCTAAATACTTAGATTGAGTAACAGGAAGTAATTCGTCTAGTTTATCGTACAATGGCATCATGAATGGATTGAATTTTTCATCTACAGTTCCGGGTAAAGAGCCCAAACCTCTTTCTCCTGCTTCTGCGATTGTTCTGATATATTTTATTTCGTACTTTGGATTTGCGTTTAATAAATGCAACGCGCAATAAACTGATAAAAACGTTTTTGATGAACCTGCTACCCCGTTAATAAAAATTATTTTTGTATCATGCTGGAAAGCTAACTCCACTAAACTTTTTTGTTTTTCTGTTAAATCAAATTTTTTAATTTGTAATTTAACTTGTCTAAATACATTTTCGTCTAAAACTTCTTTTATTGTTCCTTTTGGTTGCCTACGTTTTTTTGTTGACATATAGTAATTATTATTACACTATATATATATGATTTTCCACTGTTTGAGTATTCCTTATGCTCCCACCAGAAAAGAGATGTCCTTATGTGCTTTTACTCAAAAAGTTTATAAGTTCTGTGAAGAAATGACTAAACGCGGTCACACAGTTTATCATTATGGACATGAAAATTCTAAAGTCACATGCACAGAACATATCACTGTAACAAACGACGAAATATTAGAAAGAAGCTATCAAGATTTAAACCTTTGGAAAACAGAAGGATTTAATCAAAGCGTTCACACTGAAGCTGTAAAAATTTTTAACGACAACTGCATTAAAGAATTAAACAATAGAATAAAATCTCCAAATGAATTTATATTGTGTTGGTTTGGGTTTGCACATGAGCCTTGCGTAGAAAATTTTAAAGACAAAGCAATAATTGTAGAACCTAGCATCGGATACGATTCAATGTTTGCTCAAATTAAAATGTTTGAAACTTATTCACAAATGCACAAACTTCACGGAGCATCAAAAACAAATGTTCATTTCAACAAAGAGTTTGTAGTTTATCCCGGTTTTAAAAAAGAAGATTTTTTATTCAAAAAACAAAAATCTAATATAGCTCTTTTTCTAGGTAGAGTCACAGAACAGAAAGGGGCTAAGGCTGCGTATGACATGTGCAACGCAATTGGTCAAGAAATATATTTTGCAGGACCAAATATATTGAAACTTAAAGACACGAAATATTGCAAAATGCTTGGTTTCGTAGAGCCAGAAGAAAGAAAAAAATTATTATCTGATGCTCAATTTTTACTAGCTCCAAGTTTTTTTGTTGAACCATGCAACTGGACAGTAATAGAAGCCCAATTTTCAGGCACACCGACCATAACAACGGATTTTGGAGGGTTTACTGAAACAGTTAAACAAAGTTACACTGGGTTTAGATGCTCAACCTACCAGCAATTTAACTTTGCCGTAAGAAAAGGATATAAAGAAATCAATCCTGAAAATTGTTTAAAAAATGCCGTTCATAATTTTACCATAGAAATACAGTGCAATCATTATGAAATGATTTTCAAATCATTAAGCATGTAAATTATTTTCTTTTCTTAATAAATCAATTTTACTTTTTACCATCTCAAAAGAGATTTTTCTTGTGCATTCAAAATTTTTCTTTTCAGGGCACCAAAGCCAATTTGAAGAATCGAAGTCAAAAGAATTATTGTTCCAGCATCCGTTACAAACTTTTTCATTTATGACTCTATAATTAGTGGTAAACTCGGCATAAGGTTTAGAAAATCCTGATATCATTACTACCGGCTTTTGGCAAGCCCAAGCTAACCAAGACAAACCTGAACCTAAGCCAATAAAAAATTCACAGTTATATAAATCATTAATTCTATCTTCTAAACTTATATCTCCAGTTTTATCTATACAATTACTTGGTATTTTGTTGTAATGGCCTTCTACCCCAAAAGTTTTGTGCCTATCTATACAAACAACATCATAACCTAAAAACTTTAAATAGTTTACAGTTTTTTTCCAACCATTTTTATTATTCCAATATTTAGCTTGTGCGGTAGATTGAGTGGCTATGCACACATACTTCCTAGGGAAAGACGAAGAGCGACTCTTTTTTATTAAAACAGTTTTTTCTTCTTCGTAAGGAATATCTAAAATTTTACATGCAACTTCCTGCAAAGAATTATCATGTGAAGTTGATACATTATAGTATAATTTTATAACGGAATCTTTAGATTCTGGTTTTTGGTTATAATCAAAAAAGTTTACTAAATCATACTTATCTTTATCAAAAATTTGTTTGTGAGGACTATAAAAATTAACTTTAGTTTTTTTGAGCTCAGCGTATCTTTGAACCATAGGTACCCAAGCTATACAATCTCCTAAACTCCCCGATTCGTTTACTATATCTATAGCGTTTTCTTGCGAGGGTAAAATTTCATTTTCAATAGCTTCACAAAACTCATTTTTGATTTTAGTTACTAAATTTTCTACAACAATCTTAATCCTCTCGCCACCTTTATCGCAACCCGCCCACATATTATTATTTATAGTAGTTTGGTAAACTATAAAATCGTCTTTTTCTCTTATAAACGAAACTTCATAACTAAACTTATCATCGCCATCTATTTGTATTTTTGGTTTCGGATCAAAGGTAGTAGTAAAAATATTTTTATCAGACAAAGCGAAAGTATCTATTTGAACGTTACTAACTTTATCTTTGTTATCTAAAATATAATTTTTTAAATTATCACCATTTATAAAATTAATTAATCCATCATTTTGATATTGACTTCTTAAAGTCTCTATATCTGAAATAAAGCAGGGCATGTTCCATGATAAAGCTTCTTTAATTGATAACGGATTAAGCTCTCTATGAGACGGAAGAACAAAAAGATCCATTGCCGCCATATAATCATCTACATTATCTCTTTCACCGTGAACTATACAATTAGGGAGAGTTTTCATTTCTTCCGTTAATCCACAATGATCATAAAAACACGTATTGCCGACGAAATGAAATTGAACGTTTTGGTCTCGTAACTGGGCAGCTATTTGATATAAGAACTTTTGATTTTTATTGTCATGAAAAAGAGCTACGTTTAAAACATGGTAATAATTAGGATTCAAACCTAATTTAATCAAACTAGAATTTCTATCCGGTTTAGATTTCTTTTCTATTTGCATATCAACTAATTTTGATGGAACATTCAAGTTGCACAAATTTTTATGATAAACGCAGCAAAAATGAAACTCATCAGGCATTAATTTTTTATCAACAAAATCAAACTCAGAAGTATGACAAGTTTCTATGATTTTGAAATTTCTGTTGTCATCATACAAAAAGTTTTTTATGTCATCGGTTAATTTTTTTAAACTAAATATTTCTGCTATTTCATTTAATTGTATTTCATCAGGATTATAACTCTTTATAAGATTTATGAGATCTTTAGATTTTTCATCATATTGTTCATCGCTTTCATTTAAAGCGCCAAAAGATAAAAAGTTCTCT